GGCTATCTATGCATACAAGTGCTACTACCAAGACAAATACAACATGAGCGATGTTGAGTACCCGGACGTGGCATCGTCATACAATGATAGTAAAGGGGGTTGGTTTCTTAGAGGGTCCAGACAGTCACGGTTGGCTCACGTCAATAAGTCCGGGCATGTAAAATTGAATTATTAAAAAAGGAGATAGAATGATATTTGGAAAAAAAGGTGATGATGTGCTGGTTGACGATGTGTTAATCAACACCAGCAAAATGACAGCAGATGAGGTGATACTAATGTACGCAAGGCTTAACCTGTTCCAGAAGGCTGGCTTGCTAAGGCTGCTTGTTAGGGATGTAATCTTTGAACATGGAGATATGCAGATCAGTGGCTTACAGTTTGATGACATTGAGGTAGACGGAGCTATTATTACTGCAAAATCTGCTGATTAAATAAGTGTTGAAAAGTGTTGTAATCTTCAATCAGTTTGCTATTATAGGTATGTAGGAAATAATTCTTACACAAATGGAGAATTGATATGGACATTAAAATTACAAAAGCACAAACAGACCTAATACTTTCTGATGAATTTGCTGGGGTGTTAACAGAGTTGCAAGAAGCAATGCGAAAAGGTAGGGGCGGCATAGCCAGCATTACATCTAGTCAAGTAGATTTGCTTAATGCTATGTTGTATAGATACCACGCATCTAATGTAGAATATTTAAATAGCAACTGTTGTGATGCTGCCTTTTGCAAAGGTGCTAACAATATGGTTGACAGGATTACGCAAAAAATATTTGATACCAGAAGGGAGGCTCAAAAAGTTGCTGAAGCCAAAATAGATAGGCGCACTTTTTAGGGAAACCCCAAACATTAAAAGGAGCTTAGGCTCCTTTTTTTGTGCCTATTAGATAAGTGTTGAAAAGTGTTGCAATTATCTAACCGTTTGCTATTATAGGTATATGGATAAATTAAATAAATTAAATACTCAGGTTGGCAATGCCTTTGCCCACCTTGATGCACAAGAAATCAAGCAAGAGACAGCTTATGCTATAGAGACTGCTGACATGTTAATTGAGCTTTTTAACATAAAGGAGGGTACTGTTCAGACTCGTAATGAGGAATTACAAAAACTTCTTGGTCAAAGAAACATAGATAGAGATTTTGCTGGAAGCGTTAGATATAACAGAGCAAATTTTACTCTTGACGAAGCTAATGCAACTATTATTGAAATGGCTTTAAGACCTCTACAGGCTAAACATGAAAAAAGAAATTATAGAATAGCACAGAAGCTTTTTAAGAAGGGTGTTGAGGAGTTTGACTTCAATAACCAAGAGGTTGTTTGGGGTGGTGACTTTGAAACTACTTGGAGAGTAGAAGATTTCTTGGTGACCTTAAAAGTTATCTTTGCAGGTGGGTACAACATCCAAAGGTATCACCCTAGAATTTTAGTAAATGTTAAATAAAAAAAGGAGCCTAAGCTCCTTTTTTTGTGCCTACAGTCTGTTGGTTATCCTGCCAACTTTTCTCATGGTTAAGAACTTCCACAGCTCTGGTATCGGTCTAAGCTTATTGCTGGGTAAAGCTGGGCATGAGCCGTTGCCAAGATCAATGTCTTGAGACTTCTCCATGAATTCTTTTTTGCCTATCCAGCCAGCAACAAACACTGAGTCTGGAATGTCGTGTGGAGTAACCAAGATGGCTACATCGGCTTTAAAATATTTCTTATGTTTGAATATTAAATGCCCGGCTTGAGTGAAGGTAGCTTTAACATCAAAGCACACATCGTTGTCCCACATATCAATGTTCTGGTCTATGCCGCCTTTGTTTATGTCGTGGTCAATCTGAAAAACTTTTGCCACCGCCAGTTCACCTTTAATACCCAGAAGGTCAATGCTGCGGTCGCTTCTGGTTTTGTCTTTCTTCTGGTTGGCTACATCGGATGCCCTAGCCAACTGCCAGCGAAACGAAGCTGCTTGCTCGCACTCAGAAAGTTCCTGTCGTGTAAATCTTACTATCATAATTTTTTCCTCATATTTTCTATTCCAATTCTAAACATTGTTTTTGCCGTGTCGTCTGGCAAGTCTTTGTAAGCTGCGTTCAACAACCTGTTGGGCAGAGTGTGCATTCTCTTGGGCAACCAGTAGACACAAAGATGTGTAATAGCATCAATGTGTCCTTGGCTAAATTCATACTGCTTTAAATGGTCCTGCCGTTCTTTGTGTGTGTTAAACGCAGAGACTTCGTTAGCCCAATACAAGTGATCGTGTACGGGTCTGGCTGGTCTGTTTGCCAATTAAAGATCGGTGAGTTTGATTGGAACAATTTGATTGTGCAGGTTGTACGGCGTGTAAATCTCAGTCTCCCTGCAATGCAACAACAAATTTAAAGCCCGTTCGTTTAGTGATCTGCCGTACTCTATAGCCTCGGCGTCAAGCTCATAAACCACATAGGGATATGGGTGAGCTTTTTCTATGGCTAAAAATTGGAACCTATCAACCTCGGTCATTCCAGAATGCTTGGCAGCATCTAAATAAAAAGCCGCCTGTTGGTGGTAGCCAAAGTTCCTAACTGCAAACTTAAATCCTCTGGGACTGGCATCGCGACACGTCTTGAGATCAATGATTACATTGTCTTGCAACATATCGAACCGGGCTTTGCACAGGTGACCAAAGTAATCAAAGACCACTGACAGCTCTGTCTGGTCATCGCCTTTGGGCTTGAATGCATCTAACACCTTAACGCGAGCAACACAGGTGTCGTACAGGTCTTGGGTTACTATGCTTCTATCATCAACCGATGACAGAAAATCTGCATACTCTTCTTTGCCTGCCTTGGTTCTTTTATCAACCTGCGGTGCGATAAGAAACTCATCGTCAAACACATGTGGTTCCAAGAACAAACAATGCTGTAGCCTGCCTTCAACAAAGAAGGACGCCTCGCTGTCTGGCTTCTCTTCGTATTTATATCTGTATGGGTCTTTCATGATTGCTGATAAGTCATGCGATCTGAAAGCTTCTAATTGGTTGTACTCTGGGAAGGGCATATCTGTGTACACGCCTTCTTCATACACCTTTGTGTTTTTGCGGTCTGCAATATTAATTACGTTACTCATTATATAAAAGAAGGGTTGTTGAATCTTTCGATATGGAGAATCAAATATGAAGTACATTCATTTCGACCCAACAACCCAAACCGTTAAAACGGGATTTTTTCCTCGATGGACTTATCTGAATCAGCCAGAGCATCTAATGAAGAGAACTCTTCTTTCTCAGCAGGTGAGAACTTTTCAGACTCTTTTTTGTTTGCAGCTACACATTCAAAAGATTCATCTATTTTATTTTGCACCCATTCTGGTAATTCCACAAACACATCGCACATCTGTTTGTTGTCTGCGGCATACTCATCGACATCAAAAGCCAGTTGGCTGTTAACCGTTGCAACCTTTTGCACGCCACCTTCTGGGTGATACACAGCAGTTACCTTTGGGTTACCGCCAGAAGTGTATTCAACTTCAAGCTCACAAGTGCAACCAAGTATGTTGGTTAAATCAAAACCTTTAAGTTCATCTTCAGTGAACTTCTTGTTGCGCCATGTGCATAGATGTATGTATAAAGCAGACTTCTCATTAAGAGACAAGGTGTATTGTTTCATAATAGAGAATGGTTTGCCGTCTGACATTTTCTCATCCAGTTCCCAGTATAAGAATACACTGTGACGTTTTTTGGTTTCGCCTTCATAGGTTTCGTTGTGTGTTCCCACGTCAACAATTCTATAGCAGGATGCTTTGTATCTACCCACCGGGATAGTTTCAAAGTTTCCGCCACCCGATTCGCTTATCGTTAAAGCCATATTTTTTCTCCTCAATAAAAATAATTATTGTTTAATGTTTCCTTATAAAGTATATTGTAAGGTATTCAAGATAACATAATATAGAAGAAACAATGAGAGGGCAAGTATGGGCATAAAGAATATTAAATCGGCGGATAAAGAATATGAGAAACCGCTAACAATGGAGTCGATGTCAAAGTTCCAAGATTTTTTAAAACAGAATGGATTTGAACCGCAACATGAAACACTGGAACCTAACCCAGAGAAACCACAAAGAGCTTACACCAATGTCAATGGCAAGAGAGCTATGTCTGGTTACTATGCTTATTACGATAACTTTGGCACACCTATTGGTTTTGCCTCTGACTACAGGACAGGGCAGACCCATAACTTTAGACTATCTTCAAGGAAATCTTCCACGGTTAACTATGAGGCTCTCGAACAATTTAGAGAACAAGCAAGGCAGGACCAAGAGCAGAAACATTTAAAGATAGCCAAGAAAGCAAAAATGATTTGGGATGCCGCAAGTCCTTGTGACTCGCACCCATACCTAGACAGCAAAGGAGTTAAGTCTCACCACCTAAGAATACACAGAGATCGTTTGCTCATACCCATCATTGATGAGACTGGCAGGATGTGGTCGTTGCAAATGATTATGCCCAACGGTCAAAAGAGATTTTTGTCTGGTGGCAAGACAGGAGGTTGCTTCTATTTAATAGGCACGCATCTTATTAAGGAGTCAAAGAAGATAGGCTTCGGTGAGGGCTACGCTACTTGCGCCACCATCTATGAAGAGACAGGCACTCCGATGGCAGTCTGCTTTAACGCTGGCAACCTGTTATCAATCAACACCAAGTTCACCGAGTCGATGACTGGAAAGGAATTTATAATCTATGCAGACAACGATGCCAATGGAATTGGAGAGAAGAAAGCAATCGAAGCCGCTCAGATGTCTAACGCCGAGGTGGTCATGCCAACAGAAGAAGGCATGGACTTCAATGACCAGAAAGCAATCACCGGAGAGATCATTACCAAAAGAGTAGATGTCCCGGAGTTAATTGAGTTTGAGAAAACTGAACGTGGTCGCA